GAGTGGAGTCATCACGTATGTAACAAGCGGTGCGCAGACGTTCTCTGAGAGTTGCATTGGCGCTGGCGGTATCTGGTAATCGGTGGCGGGGTTGGAGACTACGAGTGAGGGGAAAGCAGATGGCAGAAAATACTGAGGATTGCGTTACACGACGAGAATGCACAGCGCTTATGGCAAACGTACAGACGGCAACCACTGCCTTGCAAAGTTCCATTGGTAAAGACGACCAATCAGGGATGCGCTTCGATTTGCGTACTATCCGCGAGACGCTCTCTGAGATGAAGGGCGGCGAGATTGAGCGCAAGGCAGAGGCAGAGCGCCAGAACCAACATCATACAAATCAACTCAACGAGATCACCATGAAGATTGCCAGCAAGAGTCTGTCATGGACGATTGCGGGGGTGCTGATTTCCATAGCCGCCACAGCCGTTACCATCCTCTGCTTTATCGGATCATCTTGGATTATGAGGCACTCACAACTTTCGCCAGCCATCCTTTTTCAGCGCGGTGAAACATCGCAGCAGGAAACAGCACGCACCATCCAGCAATGCGCCATCAACAATCCAACGAACTACTGAGGTGAATTATGTTGCCAATTCCGCCGAAAAAAGAACCGATCTCTTGCGCAACGAAGCAGTTTAGTACTGCTGGCATGAACCTGCTCAAGAAGTCCGAGGGATTTCGCAGCCGCATCTACCAAGATGTAGCCGGATTTCCCACCATCGGCTACGGCCACCGACTCCTGCATCCAGATTCCTTTCCCAACGGAATCGACGAGCCGCAGGCCGCTAACCTGCTGCTCTCGGACGTGCGCGACGCCGAGCAGGCCGTTGAGCGCCTGGTCAAGGTTCCGCTCACCCAGGGGCAATACGACGCGCTAGTGGACTTCTGCTTCAATCTGGGCGCTGGGCGGCTCAGCTCGTCCACGTTGCTAAAGGACCTGAATGCTGGCCGATATGACGCAGCTTGCGAACAGCTTTTGCTTTGGGATCACGCCGGGCTGAAAGAGCTAACGGCGTTGAAGGCCCGTCGTGAAGCCGAAGCCGAACTCTGGCGCACAGAGGCTGGCGCATGACCATCTCAAAGACAGTTATTTTTATTGTGGTGGCCATTCTATTAGTAGGTATACTTTTTGGTGGCTATGAGCTGCTACAAGAGCACGATGCTCGACTTAAAGCTGAGGGCGCGCAGGCGGTGCAAGCGCAGGTGATCAGCGCGGCACAGACAACAATTAACCAGGCAAAAGCTGATCAAGCGAAGACTGACTCCGACTTAAAAGCACAGTTGTCGTCCATAGCCAACCAGCGAACTGTTGTTATTACGCCGCAACAAGCGGCTGCCGCCATTCCAACAATCATCCATGATCTACCTATGCCAGTCCAGGTTCAAACTGTGCCGGCCACAGCCACGGCCCAGACTACGCAGCAAATAGTTATTCCGCAAGCTGATATCCCGGCATTTCAAAAGTACAAATTAGACTGCGACGAATCAAGTGCTAAACTCACAGCCTGCACGCTTAACGCCGCTAGCACCGCCATTGAACAGACAGCCGCCGCAACACAGTTGAAGGCAGTAACTACTGAACGCGACGCCTGGAAAACCACCGCCAAAGGCGGAACGTGGTGGCATAGAACCGTGACATCCGCAAAGTGGATTGCTATTGGTGGCGCGACGGGTTACATTGCAGGGAGGTATAGAAAATGAACGGTAACTGGGCGGCGGGATTCTTTCGGTCGCAGCTCTCTGATAAGGACGGTACGGTCAGCAACACCAGGGTTTGTGTATTGATGGTAGTGACGGCTGTGCTGTCTTGGGTAACATGCCTCTTTTGGAAACTTCACACGCCAGTAACTGTAACTGACATTGTAACGTTCACTGGTGCGGCTGGTACATTCACAGCGTTGGTCTGCGGCACTTTGACTGGTATGAAGTACACAGCCGACGCTGTCAACAACCGCGCGCCTAATGCATCGTCACAAGTTCAACCACCAACTGATTCACAACCAAAGTCTTAGGAGGCTGGTCACATGGTACTTCATGCTGTAATCTTTGTCATCGGTATTACCATCGGCGTACTCATCGGAGTTTCGTTCGGCGCAAAGCTGCGTACTGAAATCAAGGCCGGATTTGACAAGGTAGCTGGGACGATCGAACAGACCGTCGCAAAGAAGCTCTAAAGTAAACTTCACCCAAGCACGGCAAGGCAACTTCACCAAGCACGGCAAGGCAGCTCCACCACGCACGACAAAACCCTCAGGACTTCGGTCCTGAGGGTTTTGCTGCGTCTGGACATAGGCAACCAAGGCTTCTGGCTCAGCGGCTCCACCGTGGTCAACGTGGTGCCACCAATTAAGCCTCTAGCGCGGTACTCCGGAGCCTTCGAGGACGCCTTTTATGTCTGGTGGTGAGTATGTCGGCCCCTTTGCCTTTACGGCACCGTACTTACCGCCCTTCGTGTTCTTGGCGAACGTCTTTGTCATATTTGACCTATGGACTTCGTCAAATAAAGCCTGCATCGGGAAGCTGCACACGCGCGCGCCGAAGTGCCAGATGAACTCAGCTAAGTCCACGAGCGCTGGCCCGCAATCGCCAGGCACAACCGCCAAAGAGATAGCTACACGTTGCAACCGCGGCAAAGCCATCCGCCCAAATCGCAGTACATCATCACGACTAAAAGCTGTGGCAACGACGCCAAGCGGTGCCTCTGTGCCATCTGGGCACTTGACGCCGTAAGACACCGCAGCTCCATAGATGACGTAAAGCAAGTCAGTCAATCCGTCAGCAGCCTCTATCACGTTGTTTTCGTGAAGCGCCGCGTAAGTTTCAGCTAACTCTTCCACTATGAGCCGCGTACGAAGCACCGCGACTTCAGGTCCATTGTCATTGCCGTTTATCACGGCGCCGTTCGCCAAGTGAAACTCAGCGACCATTTCTTTGCAGGTTTTCATTGGTACGTAACTCCTCATATTTTTGAATTTGCGAATGAATACTTCATGAACCCGTCAACCAGTTCTCCAGACATATCCTGATAGAGATTTGGGTAGCACCGTTTCTGCTCCTCTGCCACCTGGCCAAATACTAGCCTAATCTCTTCTTCCGCCACTGTATCTGTTCGCTGCTCAATGGCCCAGCGAATTGAACGGTGGTTGCCAGTGTAGCCGATCATCGTGGCTAAACCGATCGGTGCTAACCGGCGCATAGCTGATGTCAGCTTCTTCTTGGTGTCAAATTCTCTGAGTTCATCCAACTCAAGAATCTGAGCTAGCTCAATTTGGGCGCCCTCTAGCGTCTCAAACGTAGTTTTGAAAAGCGCCATTACGGCATCGCGCTTTGGGTGGTTTTCAAATACCTGTGGAAAGTAACCTTTGAGAGCGTCAAGCCTAACATAGCGGAGCGACTCCTGTGAAAAGGAGTTACCAATACGATTGCGGACAAGCTCATGAGTCAGTACTCTGGACACATCAAGGAAGATGTAGCTGTCACTGGCGTGCTCAACAACAGAGCCATGTTTGGTTTTGAGAATGTTGCCTATGTAGGCGGCATTCCCCTCACGAATCTTTGTCACGTTTTTATTCATACCAGCCTGAAATGACCGGTAGCAGCCGCGCCCCATAACCTCAATCAACCGCTCAGCACCAGTTGGCGCATCAGTCACCCAATCAGGAATACCCAGTGCATCAAAATACGATTGCATACCTGATTCGATGATACTTGTCTGTGCAACGTGAAATACCTTTGGTTTAACAAATTGCATCACGTCTCCTTTTCATTTCACCAGGTTGCCATGGTACTCTGATAATCTCACCACGCAAAAGCTTAGCATAAAACTCGCTATTAGACATAGCATGCAATGATTGAAGTTCCTTTTTGCTGGCATGCATAACGCCAAGGTATTGATGTGGTATACACAGTTTCTGGCTAGTTAAATGCCCATTCACAGCACATTGTGCACTGAACTTCTTAGCGTTCTTGCGTTGCCACGCGGTTAATGATAATACTGCGATTCTGCCTCCTTTTGAGCATGATTCACGCGTAGTATTCATCTGAAGAACTTCACCACACGTCATCCTGCTTAATCGATAAAAATCAGACTTTCTCTGCGCAGCTTTTGCCAATGCAAGACGTTTCTTTTCTGAAATCTTACGCCCAGCTAGTGCTTTCCAAGCGATAAAATCATTAACATCACCGCTAGCTTCCCATAACTGTTTGTGTATCTCAGCGTGGGCTTTCACTGAAATTGGCGGTGTACGATTGTAATCATCATCAGACCCACCGAGCCGCTTTGGAACAATATGGTGTCTGTGCATCTTAGTCACCTTTTATAACTTTGATCATTCGTTGTATGTACCAAATCGACTTTTCTAAATCGATAACCATGTTAGGTGTTTTCCGTCCAGCACGCGCAATGTATTTGACTGCATTGCCAAGGTGAAAGCCTAGACCCCACGACTCGATGGCATCAATCGGTTCTATGCTCAGGCCAGCGTAGTGTTGAGGGTTGATTGGGTCTTCTTGCGCAGCCTGTACAGCCAGCTCGTCGCGTGACACACTTGCATTGTTGATGTCGATAAGCAACTCCTTGGCAACTGAGTAGTAATAGTCACTATGCAAGTCACCAATTTCAGATTTCAACTCCTTCGCGACTTCATAAATGCTCATTGTCATGTCGCCGCCACCATCATCACGGTCAGCCTCGGCAGCTTTCTTCATTCTTGGTAACAGACGTTTCATCTTCGCTAGCAGTAGCCGCGCCTTTGCACCATCGGTTTGCGTTTTACTCATGCAGCCTCCAAGTACCGTACTACCTTGCCACGTTGTACAGCGTAGTCAATTTCACTACGTGTAGAATTGCCAATGTAACCTCCCACGTTCAGTACAAGCACTTCGTCAGCCAAGTCAATCTTGCGCTTGTGAAGTTCATCAAGGGCAGCTTTCTGCTCTGGCGTGAACACTAACCCATCAGCGTGACCAAAGAATCCAACGGTTAATACGATTCTACCAGCACGGGTTTCTGTGCGCTCAGCCTCTTCAAACTCAGCTTTGAACTTAGTGGACCCGCAGAGGCAAACTACCGGTGGCCTGGCAACTTGTGTCCTAACTTCAAGCATTACGCCGGCCTGCTTTAACAGTTCAGCACCCTGTCGATTTGGGTACTCACTGGCAGCCACTACGCGCGTAATGCCGATAGTGATCAGCATCTTGGCGCAGTCAAAGCATGGCGTAGTAGAGCAGTATAGCGTACATGGGAATCGCCGCGATGCGCTCGCTTGTTCAATAGCGTTCATTTCAGCATGAATGGCAATGCACTGAGACGTATCACCAGATATGCCGCTTGCGCCAGCGCACGGCGTATCAGTACAGTGACTCATCCCACTAGGCGGTCCGTTATAGCCGATAGAGACTAGCTTTCCACTGGAGTCTACCAAGATAGCTGCTACCCGTCGACGTGGGCAGGTAGCACGGCCGGCGATCAGTGGAAGCATAGCTAAGTAGTAGCTGTCAATGTCAGGACGGCTCATACCAACTCCTTTGCGTCATGCCCAAGCACCCTCAAACACGTCAGTGCGTCCAGGCTGGTTTTACTCTGCAGCGCGTCCCGGTAGATTAACCACGGTTCAGTTAGCAGTTCATCATAGTTTAGAATATCGTCAGCGGGCGGTCTGTTGGGCAGGCGTGGCGAACTGACACATTCGAGCAAGCCTGGTTGACACAGCACTCCAGCAGCCTTCTCACGGTCGCGGTCATACAGGTGCGAAGAACCGAGATTGAACGTGAGCGAGCCAGGAGCTAGGCCAAGTTCTCCAGCCACACCATTTGTCAATTGAGAGAATGAAGCGAAATCATACGGCATTCCCAGCCAAATGTCAGAGCTGCGCATTGTCACCACGCCGTGTAAACGACCATCTCGTGCCAGCAGTTGCCAACTCAAAGTGCATGGAATATCCCTTGAAGGCGCCGGCGCAGGCGTCCAGATCTGAGCTACGCACTGACGACTACCAGGCTTTTGAAGTTGCTCCATAATCCACAGCATTTGCGGAGCTATGCGCTTTCCATAGGCACCTGCGAACGCCGCGCCATCGTCACTGAATGCTGCCATCTGCTTATTGTAGCGCGTCATCGTAGCAGCGTCTTCGCGACCGGCGGCGATCCAGAGCCACTCAGCAATCATAAAGCGATAGTTAAGCGACCGCACTGGATGAACTAGAATGTTCTGCGTCAAGTCATCCACTTTGAGCTGCATACCTAGTAGCTCGTGCGTTTCGTACCCACGCGGTGAAACTGGCTCACCGGTATCATAAAGCCGTTTAAGCAGGTTGAACCACTCTGTTGCGAAATTGCGTATCCTATGCATCTACTACCACCTCCTGAAACAGGGACTGTGGCAAGTCGTTGCCACTAGTCCAGTCGTAAACTTCCAAACCTAACCTGGCGGCTTCAGCCAGGTAGGCGTCATTAACCTGTTTAAGCTGAGATTCTCGTTTAAGCAGATCGTCTTTGCCACTCCAGCCCTTCACCAGAACCTCCCACGGTGGGGCGCAAATGACCACCACGGCTCCGCAACTCCTGATAATACCCTCTATCAGGTCACGGCCCAGAATTCCTAGCGTGTCCCTGCCACGCAGGAGTGGGCCGTAAATAGTTTCTCCTAAATAGTGACGATCAAATACCGTACGGTGACCATTGTACACAGCGGCCTCTACAGCTTCCAGGAGCGCCGTGGTATAACTTTTGAAAGTGCTCGCACCAGGCGCTGGCGGCCCGGTCTTCACAATGTGGTAGCCGAGCTCATCACGCAACCAATTTGCTAACGTGGTTTTACCGCTTCCATCACAGCCTTCAAGGATTATGATGTCTGGTACATAAATGCCATACGCTAGCTCATGCATTCAATCTCGCTCCTGCCAATGCTTCGGCTTTCTTAGGTTTCAAATTGATGACTCCACCAAACTCAGACGAGCTATGAGTCGCTTTACCAGTCCACCCACTGGCATTGCGGTCCATCATCTTGATGATCCACGTCGCCACCGGTGGGCAGACACCTTTAGACAGGTAAGTACGCGCTTGGCGATGATGCTTGCCAAACTTGTAGTCACGAGGGAAGCCCATAATAGTGCAGTACTCTTCAAGGGTGAGCAGCCTACTCTCATACGCCAGAACTGTGTTACCGAGAATTGTCGAAGAGAAGCCGTTGCCATCAAGGAAGCGTACATGTCCAGACACGTAGCCGCGCGCCTCTGGGAACCTTTCGCGCAGAGCCGCATCGCTGTCGATGCCTAGCTTATCGCGCATAGCCTTGTAGATATGCCCGACTGGGTGCTTACCTTTGAACAACTTCAATGCCTTGGTATATAGGCCACCATTACAATCGCCCAGCGCATCAACTGATGTAGTGCCAGGCTTCAACACCTTACTAAGTGGTACATAGTTAGGTTTCAGCTCCAAGTTAAACTGCTTCGCGTGATGAAAGGCTACCCAGATACGCGGGCGCCACTGTGGCACTCCAAAGCTGACAGCGTTGAGAATTATGTAATTAACGCGATAGCCATATTTAGTGGCCAGCTCCTCATACTCAGCCTTGCCACCTTCATAAGCGCCAACTACAGACTCGATGACGAGAGTGCGGCACCTATGACCAAGAGCGTAGTTGATAACACGACGATGGCACTCAAAGCCATCCGAGTCGGTGCCGCGTTGAGTTTTATAGCACGCAGCCATAGTAGAGAACGAAGCACATGGTGGGTGGGCTATAACATCAATATCACGCCATGCAGCTGCTTTGAACTTTTCAGGCCAGTCCTCAGTCTTTTCATAACGTGGAATCTTTGGGAAGTTCAGCGCTTGAATATCTGAACCGTAACCACAATCCTCCATGGTAGCTATGATATTGGCTTTTGCCGCTGTAGCGCCTAGAAGCATGCTACCAGCGTATGTGTTAATTGCAAGAATGTTCTGCACCTACTTACCACCTTTCATTGATTGACTCATCTGACTCTGCCACCCGGCTATCTGTGCCACGTTATGAAGCCGAAGCCGAAGCTCACCTTCTACTCTTTCAGTACCTTTAAGTCCACGGCCCTTTTCACAGAACAGGCCTGGGTAGCGCCGCAGTAACTCAGCACTGGTACTGATCATCTCTGGCAAGCGTTCTTCGTGTGTACCACACCCGCCAGGCGCGTAATGGCCACGCTTTGGGTAACCCCACTTGTTGATGAGCACGCGACCAAACTCAAGAAGATGAGCGGCAGTCAGTGCATAATCTTCACCAGTGCTAACAGCGATGTGACGCCATGGGAAGCCGACGTTTTTCATCAGCATGACTTTCCCGCAAACATACCCGACGTCAACCCACTTGTGGGCGCGCATCGAAGCTGGTGTAAGTGCGCTGAACCCACACAGTGGCGCGCCACGCTTGTCAGCCTCTCGTATAGTGTCCTCAATGATAGCGCGGTAGAATGTTAAAAAGTCTACGCTTGTAGGTGTGTTAATTGTGTAGTACCAGCGCTTACTTATTTCGGCTAGGCTACCAGGGCCTTTCTCATAATGGTCGTATGTCCTGTAAAACTTCTCGTTGGCCATCGAGAATCCATGGACATTGTCATCCATGTGAAGACACCAGTCACCACGTTTGACGCGCTTACGAGTGAACTCACGCGCGTAGCTGAGACCCTCTTCAGCATCTAGCTTTAGAAGATTCTGCGGCTTGAAGTATTGGGCATAGTCATCATACTGACTAGGCCGCACAATCACTTTGTAGTGAGTGATGCCACAGGCATCTAGCAGAGCGGTAGTTTTTAACTTGCCAGCTCTGTTATAACTAGGGATGAAAATTTGAATGACACTGCTCATCACTTCAACTCCTTCACGTACGGCCCCTCTGAGCTAGTTATATAGTATGGACGTGCACCAGATGGGCAATCACACGTTTTGCACATCGGTGTATTTCTATTCTTCTTGACAAGCTCACGCCGATACGTGTTAAGCATTGGATGATTCCATAGCTGCACTAGCGTAGAGTCATTTAGATTCCCAAATGAATGAGCCGCATGATAGTCATTGCAACAAATTAGTGCGTGGCCGCACCAATCGATGTTGAAGAATCTGAATGGCTTGACGCACATCCGCTCTAGCGGTTTCATTACCGGTTGACGGTACGGCGCTATATTGCCGGCTCTATTTTGTATCTGAAAAACGTTATTACCAAAACCTACTATGGTGCTCTTATCAAACATAGCTACGCTCCGCACACGCGGGCTGATGTAGGCGTAAAGAGGCCTGCCCTGAGGCTGCCCATCTAGCCACTGCAAACGCTTCGCGTACAAGCCTGGGCTATAGCAGTTAATGACTAGCTGGTTAAGGCCTGCAGCCCAAAGTGCATCAATTGATTTGGGTCCACGCAAGTAGTCACCATTTGTGGCAATCATCAAGCATGCTTTAGGCACTACTTCACGAAAATACCGGATAGCTTTAAGCAGCCATTCCATGTCTCTGCACGGTTCATTGTAGATATAGAATTCAATACGACCACGATAACTGAGTGCCCTTAACTCAGCAGCTGCTTTTTCAAGCAGCTGCCATGACATCTGCTCATCTGGGCGTTTATTGTATGCGTTAGGGCAAAACGTGCATGCGCGATTGCACACCGCACTTATTTCAAGCGCCACTGAACTAAACAATTTCATACTAGACACTATCTCCTACACGTCGGCGTTGCACACAGCTCACTCAGGCACAGACACGCCCACCTTAACATCAGGTGGGCGTGGTAAAGCAACTTAGCAGTCTACCCTAGTAAACTAGACCAGCTCAACATAGCCGGCCGCCGTGGCGAATGCAAACCAGGTACTATTACAGCCGGCCTTAACCAGCAGCGGGAGCGCCTCGTCAGTGGTTTTGGACTTCAGAATGATGCCGAGGCCGATGTAGCGCTTGGTGCCTTCGCGCAGCGCAGACATGTCCTTGCTGATCACCTTGATCTTCTTACCAGCCAAACTGCCAGTGCGTGGTGCGCGCTCAGCCTTCTCAGCTTTGACGGCCTTAGCAGGCTTCTCAGCCTTGGAGGCCTTGGCAGGCTTCTCAGCCTTGGCCGGCTTTGGCAGGGCTGCCGATACTGGGGCGGTCTTGGCGGCGAACTTCTTGGACTTTGGTTCAGCGGATGCTTCAAGTTTCTTGGTAGCCATAGTGGCAATCTCCTTGCAGTGTATGACTGCGGTTAGGTGCCTTGCGGCAGTAGGCGTCACTGGAACAGAGGGGACTACCGGGTTCAGTAACTGACTAGCGGCTTTCACAATATCAACTTCATTTGGCACAGGCCGCAGAACTTTCAAAATCTCTGGTGGAACAACTCCAACTCCCACCCTGCTACCATTATTATATATCACCAAGGCGCCCTGCGAATTTTCATGCTCAAGCTGCATAAGCACGATACCAAGAGCAGGGTCTTCCAGCAGCTTGACACTCGCCGCTGTGATCTTTGGGTCGGTAGCGCCCTCACGTGGGCTGGCTATTGGGTACGGCATTGCAGACAACGTGACTGGCTCCGTGACACGCTTGATGGCACGTTTTGCCTCTTCCAGAGCAGTCATCATTTCCGCCGTCTTCTTGGCTTTCCTATCACTCAGCCAACCGTCCACCACCTCCATGATCGCAGTCAGATCTTGTGGCTGGGTCTTCACGTCTGAAGCAAGAGTCGGCGTCAATACCCCACTTATGAGCCGTCCATCGCCGCCCAACCAAACATGCAGCGCACCCTGGCTGTTCCACCGCTCCAACTTGAGGCTAACTAGCTTGTTCACGTGCGTGAGCAGACGCAAGTT